TGGCGGGACACCAGCGAAAGATTAAAATGAGGAAAAAGGCCTGATTTCATTTGTTGACCATGAGAGCCTGTGATAAACCAGCCAAAGACTTAGCCGAGCAAGTTCGTCTTGAAAAAGCCAAGCGAAACTTGGCAATCGTTGAGGCATACGCACGGTGCGGCACAATCCACGAGACAAGACGCAACTTTGGCTTCATTTATTCCAGAGATGTAATCCGGTCAGCCATCTCAAAAGCAGGGGTCTACGACAAGTGCAAGCGAGACAATTTTCTCATTGAAAGGGCAAAAACCAGGAAGGTTGCAAAAGCTACCAACCACCTGCAGGTCAGCGAGCGCTACCGCTCGGAACTAGAGATGCAAAAGCATATATCGAAACTCTTGGATGTATACGGCATCACCCATGAAGCCGAGGTTAAGCTGAATGGTTGCGGGATGCGTGCCGACTTCGTTGGCTCAAACTGGGCAATCGAAACTAAGAAGGAATGCACATCGCAGGGCCTAATGGTTGCAATGGCCCAATGCCTAACATATCGACGACACCTTGGAAAGAAGTATGCCTGCATCCTCATCCCAGACGATCTGGAGCCCGGTCAATTCTACGTCAGCGAATGTATGTCCTACGGCATACCAATCATCAAACTGAACGATCTAATCTGGTGGGTTCGTATCGTCGAACAAGATGCCTAGCCAAACCGACATCGCAAATGCCCTTGGACTGACCAAGCAGCGCGTTTCTGTCCTAGTTAAAAAGGGGATGCCTGTCGACTCGGTCGATGCGGCCGTAGCGTGGCGTCAGGCGCAGGAAGATGCCCGCGTCCGCAGGGCACCGATGGCGGCGCCGGCGCAGCTCGACGACGGCACCCTCGCCGACACCATCACCGAACACCGCCGACTGGTAGGACGAGCCCGAGGCGTCTGGCTTGGGGCGATGGAGTCCGGCGATCCAAACCAAGGCAAATACCAGACGGCCTACAACCAGTCCCTGAAGACGCTGGTCGCCCTTGAGGAGGAGCAGGAGCGTCGGCTCATCCTAGCGAAGGAATACATCAGCTCCAAGGAAGCCACCGAGGCGATGCGTCAAATCACCGGCGAAGTCGTCAACCGATTGGACAAGTTAGCGCTGGATGTCGCCGAGGCCTGCAACCCAGAGAACCCAGCCAAGGCCGTGAAGGCAATCGAGGCTTGGGTGCGTAAAACCAAAGCAGAACTTTCCGAGAATGACGAAGGATGAACTCCTGTCCGTAGGCCGGAACGTCCTTCGCCCTGCCGACTCGGGCGACGTCGTCGATTGGCTTGAGGAGAACGTGCAGGCCATCCCCGACTCTCCGATGCCTGGGCCGTTCCGCTCGGACCGCACGCCATGGATCGCGGAGGCCTTGCGCATCGCCGCCGACCCAGAGACGAAACTGCTGACCATACTCGCCAGCATCCAATCTGGCAAATCGCTCTTCGCCCGCCTGTTTACCTGCCACGTCGTCGCAAACGCCCCAGGGCCGACGATGGTGCTGCAGGCGACCGACGCTGAAGCAAAGGACTTCTCCATCCGCTATCTCCGCCCAGTCTGGAACAACTGTCCGCCAGTAAAGGCTCGCCTATCCGCCGACGACCTCGACCGTTCGACGACCGCGGACTTCGACCGCATGACGGTCTATTGCCGTGGCATCTGGAACGAGGCGAACCTTCAACGCCTGTCCCTCCGCTACACGATTGCGGACGAATGCTGGATGGCCCCGCCAGGGCACCTCGCCGAACTTAGCGCACGCGTCACGGCTTTCGGCTGGATGGGCAAACGCATCTTCATGTCCCAAGGCGGGACGGCTGGGCAGGAGTTCCATCAGCTGCACGAGTCCACCGATCAGCGTGACTGGAACATGAAGTGTCCGTCCTGCGGTCATCTTCAGCCTTGGATTTGGGAGCAGGTCCGCTTCCCCGAGGAGGCCAAGGTCAGCGGGACGTGGGACTTGGCGAAGGTCAACGAGGGTACGACCTACGAATGCGCCGGATGCAACGCTCGGTTGCCAGACACGAACGCAAGCCGACTGCAGGCCAACGCCGGCGGGATGTTCGTCCCGACCGCCATCTCGTCCAACAAGGGCCACATCGGCCTGCATTGGAACAGCCTAGCGACGATGTCCTGGGGTGAACTTGGCGTGCTGATGCTGAAGGCAAAGGAAAGTTCGGACGCCTACGGCCTCGATGACTTGCGTCGTCAGTTCAAGCAGAAGAGGCTTGCTCTTCCTTGGTCCGAAGACGGCGGCTCGATGGTCGCCCCGGTCAACGCCTCCGACTACGCCCTCACCGACGACTGGGCGGAGGAAGCCGTCATCACGCCCAAGGCCCAGATTGCTACCCGCGAGAACGCACCCGCCGGCAGCGTACCGTTCCGCACGATGGGCGTCGACGTGCAGCGCGGTCACTTCTGGGTCATCATCCGTCGATGGTCCCGCAACGGCAACAGCCGCCTGATGGCCTTTGAAAAAGTCGAGACTTGGTCCGGCCTCGATGACCTCGCCCGCAAGCACGGCATCCACAAGGCGATGGTCATGGTCGACTCGGGCGACAATACCCAGACCGTCTACGCCGAGTGTTGTCGGCGTGGCTGGAAGGCGACCAAGGGCTCAGGCTCAGAAGACTTCGCAGTGACATCGACCAACGGACAAACCACCCGCCGCTTCTACTCGGACCCGCAGGCCATCATCGTCCCTGGACAGCCGACCCGCGTCTCCCTCATCGTCTTCTCGGCGATGGCAGCCAAGGACCTCTTGCACGGCCTCCGCGTCCGCAAACTGCACACCTACCCTCGGGACGCCTCCGAGGACTACGTCAAGCAGCTGAACTCCGAAGTCCGCGTAAAGGACAAGCGCACGGGCAAGCCCATGTGGATACTTCCGCAAGGTGTCCAAGACAACCATGCCCTAGACTGCGAGGTGCTGGCGATGCTGGTGGCCGTCCGCTGGGGCGTCGTCGGTCGGGAAGCCACCACCACGGACGCCGAGGCACCCATTGGTTGACTTTATGGCCAAGACCGAAACATTCATAGCAAGCGTGCCGGGGGTTTGTGGGGACCTACAATGGCTTGGAGGTTCGGATCGTTGGCCCTCGGCACGCCCCCTTTTACTCGCCCGCCAAGGTTAAGACCATGGCATCCGGCATTTTCATCGGCCTCACCGAAGACCAACTTCTGGCAATCCGCGACAAAGCCGTGGCGGCCATCACGCAGGGGTTGAACATGACCTCCTACTCGGACAGCGGCTCGTCCGCCTCCAAGTCCTGGGCGATGCAGCCCAAGGAGATGCTCGCCGAGGCCCAGTACGCCCTTGGAGTGCAGTTCCCAGCGACCTACCCGATGTCGGTCCGCATGACGGTCGGCCGCACGAACTGGAACAACCCCATCCGCAACTAATCTATGGCAGTAAAAAAGCGTCCGACCACCAAGGCCCGCAAGGGTACGCCCAAGCCCCAAGCCGATGCCGGCAGCTGGCAGAGCGTTGGCCTTACCCGCCTACGCCTTGGGCAGTACGGCGCCCAGCCTCGCGACCTCCGCCGCGACCTGACTCCGTGGGACCGCCTGTCGATGGTCCGCAAGTGCCGCTGGGCCGAACGCAACAGCGGTCTGTTTAACCAAATCCTCAACGACCTGACGCTCTACAGCGTCGGCGATGGCATCAAGCATCAGTCCCACGCATCGACGCCAGAGGCCCGCGAAGCCTATAACGACTATTTTAGTGAGTGGTCCAAGAAGTGCGATATCACCAATCGCTTTTCGTTCAGCCAAGTGCAATCTATCCTGCTACGTGGGATGCTCCGAGACGGAGATGGGTTTGCCATCAAAACCCGAAATGGCTCTGGGATGGCGAAGCTACAGATTATGGAGAGTCACCGATGTGGCGACCCAATCTATCCTGACGTCGCTCCGCCCGGTATGCACGACGGCATCCAGTTCGGCCCCTACGGCGAACTCGCCGGCTACTCGATCTACCGTTCCGACGGCTCCGCCCGCTACGTCATCTCCAACGCGGTGATGCACATCGTCGACCAGGAGTGGGCCAGCGGTGCCCGAGGCGTCCCTGTCCTCCAGAGCGCCGTCAACTCGGTACAGGACGACATGGACGTGCGTCAACTTGAAGTCCTCGCCATGCGTGACCACGGCGACGTCACCCGCGTCCTCAAGAAGACCGGGGGCTTCATGCCGACCGACATGGCCGCCGAGATGGGTCAGTCGACCCCTAGCACGCAGGGCCAGCAGTACGCCTCGATGGGCGGTAAAATCCTCGCCCTTGAACCCGGCGAAGACCTTCAGCTGCTGACCTCCAACCGTGGCTCCCAAGCCATCGGCTTCCTGCAGGAACTTGAGCGCGACATCGTCCGCGTCCTGCCCTACGAGTTCGTTTCCGACCCTTCCAAGATTGGCGGGGCTTCCGTCCGTCTCGTCACCGCCAAGGCTGGCCGTGTCTTCGGTAAGTACCAGAACGTCATGATCACGACGCTCTGCAATCCGACTTGGGGCTATGTCATCGGTCAGGCCATCGCCAACGGCGAACTGCCCGACGACCCCGAGTGGAACTGCGTCTCCTGGACGACCCCGAAGAGCGTGACTGTGGACGGTGGCCGTGACTCCGCCAACGACCGCGAAGACCTCCGCATCGGCCTCCTGTCCTTCTCCGAAGTATACAACCAGCGCGGAATGAACTTCGAGGAGGAAGCCGAAATCAAGGCCCAGAACGTCCGCTACCTGCTCGACCTCTCCAAGACCTACGGCGTGCCTTTCGAGACGCTGTCCAACCTGCTCATCAACACGCCTCCCGGTACTGTCCAACAGTCCGCAACCCCTCCGCAGCCAGACGCGGAAACCGAGACCTCTTCCTAAAATGCGTTTCCTCCTCAATGGCCTGAACGGCCGCGAAGCCCTCCTTATTGACCCTGCGAAGGCGAACGACCACCGCATCCTCGCCGAGAAGTTCGGCTTCACGGATATGCTGGCCCAGCTCTTCGGCGAAGTCCCAAAGGCCTACATCGCCGAAGACGGCACGGGCGTCATCCCGATCGCTGGCGTCATCGGCAAAGGCCTGTCGCCCATCGAGAAGATGACGGGCGCCGTGGACGTCAACGCCATCGCAGACGCCATCGACGAGTTTTCCGCGAACCCGCAGGTGACCCGCATCGCCTTCCAAGTGTCCTCCCCTGGCGGAACGGTGACGGGCGTCGAGGAACTCGCCAACAAGGTCCGCAACATCAGCAAGCCGACGATGGCCTATACCGACTCCGAGATGGCCTCCGCCGCCTACTGGATCGCCAGCGCCGCCGACAAGGTGGTCGCCTCGCCCTCCTCGACCGTGGGCTCAATCGGGGTCTATATGACCATCGCCGACATGACCGAGATGGCCAAGGCCCAAGGCATCAAGATGGTCGTCATCAAGTCGGGTAAGTTCAAGGGTGCCGGCATCCCTGGAACGTCCCTTTCCGAGGAGCAGGTCGCCAACCTCCAGCAAGGCGTCGACGAAATCCACGCCGACTTCAAGGGCGCCGTCCTCCAGACCCGCAAGCTCGTCAAAGCCGAGGACATGGAAGGTCAGGTCTTCTCCGGCAAGCAAGCCGCACAGCGCAACCTCGTCACTGGCCTTGCGGACTCCTTCTCGGAAGCCGTCGCCATGTGGGCCGAGAACAGCATCGCCCCTGCCCCTGCCGTCCCGGCCAAAAAGAAATAACCCTATGCCTCAAATCATCATCTCGGACATCGACGGCACCATCCTCGAAAACGGACAGCCCGTCCAGCGCGTCATCGACTACATCAAGGCCGAAGGCTATCCTGTCGCCCTGCTGACGAACCGCCCCGAGTCTGACCGCGAGAAGACGGTCGAAGACCTCAAGGCCGCCGGCCTCGACTACTTCCGCCTGATCATGAACGCGGGCTCGGCACCAGCCCCCGAATACAAAGCCAAGGAAGTCCAAGGCCTGCTCGACGAAGGCTTCGACCCGGACGTCTTCATCGATAACGACCCAGCCAACCGCGAAGCCGTCGCCGCCCTCGGCGTGGAAGTCGCCGACCCTGCCGACCTGAGCCCCGAAACGGAACAGGCCGAAGAGGACGACGACGAAGAGAACCCGATGTATGACTTGGCCGCCAAAGCCCTCGCGGTTGACCATCTCTCCAAGATTAAGATGACCATCGAAGACAAGCTCGCCACCGCCGAGATGCTCGCCCAGGCGCTCACCGCCGAACGCGACGACCTCCGTGCCACCGTCGAGAAGCTCACCATCGGCGCCGCTGACGAACTGACCGCCATCAAGGCCGACCTCGTCACGAAGGACGCCGCCCTCGCCGACCTCGGTGCCGCCCTCGAAGCCGCCAAGGCCGAGCGTGATGCCTTCGCCGTGAAGGTCGCCGAACTCGAAGCGACCAAGGTCACCGCCTCCAAGGAAGCCGCCAAGATCGCGGCCTCGGTCGGCGTCGAACCGACGGCCATCATCCCGGGCTCCGACAACGCCGCCGCCAAGGCCGACGTGCTCGCGACCTACAACTCCCTGACCGACCCGAAGGCCAAGGCCGACTTCTTCGCGAAGAACGCCCAAGCCATCTACGCGTCCATCAAGGTCTAATTTTCCCTAACCCTAATTCACTCCTAATATACCATGGCTAATTCTGTTGCTGCCGCCCCGTCCGTTCTGGCCCAGGGCGTCATCTCCGCCCTCGCGAACAAGCTGCCCGTCCTCAACGGCTTCTCGTCCGTCTTCACCTCCTCCATCGCCGGCGCCGGCAAGACCATCCAGGTCCCGCTGATCGGCACCTCGACCGCCACCGAGTTCAGCTCTGGCGGCTACCTCACGCAGGACGACGCCACCGTCACCTCCTCGAGCGTCACCCTCAAGCACTTCAAGGTCTCCAGCCGCTTCTCGCCTCTGGACGTCCGCGAATACGGCATGGGCTTCTTCGCGAACAACTTCGTGGAAACGGCCGCCATCGCCCTCTCCCAGAAGTGCATGACGGAAATCAACAGCCTCATCGTCGCCGCCAACTACAGCTCGTCCACCAACACCGGCGCGAACCTGTCCTACGCTGAAGTGGTCGCCGCCCAGAAGACCCTCGACGACGCCAAGGCCACCGACAAGCGTGCGCTCGTCCTCGGCAACGGCTACCTCGCCGACCTCCGCAGCGACTCGTCCATCATCGCCGCCTTCCAGCTCGGCGCGAACGTCATCAGCACCGGCTCCCTCGGCTCCATCGCTGGCGCTCAGGTCTACCAGTTCTCGAACCTCGCCACCAACAGCGAGTCCCTCGCGGGCTTCATCTGCGGCGCTGACGCCATCGCCGTCGCCACCGCCCTTCCGTTCAACGAAATCCCGGGTGCTGAAGTGTCCCAGGCCACCGACCCGAACACGGGTCTCTCGGTCCAGGTCATGATCATCCAGGAACAGTCGGGCTACCTCAACGTCACCGCCACGCTCCTCTTCGGTTGCGCCGTCGGTCGCGCCACGAGCCTCCGCCGCCTGACGACCGCCTAAACGGTCGCGGTCGCTAGACCGCTTGACGAGACCCCCTTGGGCAACCTTGGGGGTCTTTTGTTTTTACCCCCTGCCAAGGTTAGACGCCATGGACCTTTACCCGACCTTCCTCGCCGACGCTAAGGAGATGCTCAATGAGTTCGGCATCCCGATGACCTGCCCGACCGGGGAAGCCTTCATGGTCATGGCCTCGGACGCCCAATTGACCCAGACCCTCGACGCGGGTGGCTTCGTGAACCAGACCTCCTTTACCCTCAAGGTTGCCGCCACGACCTCCGCGTGGACCACCGCAGACGGCCTCGTAGGAGGCTCTACAGGCTCTTTGACTGGTGGGGTAGCCATCACCCCCTTAACCATCGGTAAAAAGGTCACAGCGGCCAACCTAGGCCTGCGCATCGTGGGTTCCCAGTACAAGCCCGGGTCGGCTTGGGTCATCCTAACCGTCCATACGGACACCCAGTAAGTGTCGACCGAGGTCCGAGTCGTCGTCAACAAGGCGTCCTTTGACCGCTTCCAGTTCGCCCTGAACGAGTTTCGGATGGCGACCGGGATCACCATGCGGGACTCCTTCATCCGCGAGGCTGGGTTCTGCTGCTATGAGTTCATGCGCTACAGCCCACCGATGCCCAAGGGCGGCGGCCAAGGGCTGACCAAGATGGCCAAGAAGTGGGGCGATGAAGCCGTGAACATCGATATTCAAACCATTTTTCGCCCTAAAGATGACCCTGGTGTAGCATTTCAGAAGATGCGTGAGTTAAGTTGGGGTGACATAGGCGGATTTATCCGTTGGCAATCAATTGCTAAGGCTAGCATGAGAAAAACTGAAATTGGATATCGAAATAAGGAAGGCCGTGACCCTCGCGGTATTTTCAAAAAAATTCTGTTAGGAAATAATCCTGTAAAAGATTTCCAAGCATTTAAAAACCGTTTTGGAAATGGCGTTGCGGCCAAGGAAGCCCCAAAAGAAACAACTGATTTAGCGGGCATTCACAAGCAATTCAAAGATCGATATAATGGACGTATTCATAAAAACAACGGTCCAGCCCTTAACGGCAATAAGTTCATAGTCGATGGAACTAAACTAAAGCCGTATATTGAGCTTAAAAAAAGAGCCGTTGGCTTTCTTAAAGGAGGTTGGGCCAACACTCTTATGTCTTTACCTACACCTAAAAAAATGGATGGAGTTCAATACGCATCAGCCTCCAAATTACCGCGCTGGATTACTCGCAATATGGGAACAAATGGTTACTCTAAGTTTTCCGGAAATCAGAATGACGGTAATTTCATCCTTACCATCGGCAACCAAGTAGGCGATAACGATGGCGTGGCGACCAAGGCGACCACCATCAACCACGTCCTGAACGTCCGGGCCAACAAGCTCGACAAGGAAGTGATGCGCCGACTAGGCAAATACATCCGAGCATTTAACGCACAAAACTAATGGGCACCAAATCCATCCGCCACATCGTGGAGACCGCCGTCTCCGCCTACCTCACGGGCAAGTCCGAGTTCTCGGGCGTGCAGATCAGCACCGGCGACTCGACCGACGTCCAGTCCCTGCCCCGCATCATCTGCTATTGCCCGTCCGCCAATCCACCGCCCGACCTCCCCGAAGGCCTCGGCAACTTCCTTGCCCAAGTCGAGGTCCACGTCTTGTCCTCCGCCGACGATACGACCCTCACCGCCCACCGTGCCCGCTGCGCCGCCGTGGCCGGCTACATGGACAGCGTGACCGACCTTGGGGCCGTCTTCACCTCGGGCGGCGACGCCCATCTCTACGACATCACCCCCAACGCCGAGGCCGACGACCATGAGTCCCGCATCTGGCACACGACCCTGTCCTATGGGGTCCTCTGCGTCCTCCCCGCGTAAGGTTGACTAAACCCCCAAGGTTAAGAACCAACTATGGCTGCCGTACTCAAAGGAACGACCTGCCTCTATGGCGTCGCTGGAACCGTCTCTAACCTCTACGTCCAGTCCTATACGCTGACGAAGAACTACGAGCTGAACGATACCGTCCAAGACGAGACCGGCAAGACCGTCACCGCCCGCTACGACGGCGTGATGCGTGAACTGACCGTCGACGGCATCTGCAAGACCTCGGATATGCCGGAACTCGGCGCGGCCATCACCTTCGCCGTCGCCACCGACTTGGGCGTGACCTCGTCCTTCACGGGCGTCATCGAGTCGCTCGAGGAAAAGGGCGGCAATAAGGAGTTCGTCAAGGTCAGCATCAAGGCCAAGCAGTGGGAGTCCATCGCCTCCTACTCGTAAGCCTTGGATAAGCGCTTCGTCCGAGCCTTCACCGAGCCGTCCCGGGTGCGTATCCTGGGACGTTTCGTTTATCCGTTTTGCCTCAAGCATCGCCTGCATCTGCTGGCCCTTGAGTCACCGCTGGTCCTAGAGGGCAAGCAGATCACGGCCGCCGACCTCATCCTCGCCGTCAAGGTTTGCGCCGAGGAGCCCATCGACCGCGTCACTTGGAAGGACCAATGGCAAGCCTTGAAGATGAAGCACGTCCCGGGCTACCTGAACGCGGAACTGGAGAAGTTCGTGACCTTCACGATGCTCACCCAATGGCCCAAGTTCTGGGAGAAGCAGGGCTCGACCTCGGGCTCCGTGAATACCATCCCGTGGGTCCTGCAGGTGGTCTGCAACCTGATGAAGCACGGCTTTCCCGAGGAGCGTGCCTGGATGATGCCCGAAGCCCAAGCCGTCTGGATGTCGACAGGGTTCAACAGCATCGGGCAGGGCGGATCGGACATCCAACTGATGACCACGGAGGAGGAGGAGCTGCAGAAGTCGCTCCTTGACCAATCGGCAAGGGTAAGAACCTCCGATGGCCCGCAAACTTGAACTAGAGCTCCAGGCTAAAAGCAACGCGGACGTCGTCCTGAACCGCGTCAAGAAGGCCTCCGAGAACTTCGCGGCAGACCTTACCAAGCGCTTTACATCGGCTTTCGGTGCCATGGCTTTGTTCGATAAAGCCTTAGCCCTGGCTGAAACAGGCCTGCATTTCGTCGCTGACTCTTTCAAGAAATACGCCGATATCGCTGACCAAGCCCAAAAGGCCGGCATGGATGGCGAGGATTTCCAGCGTCTAGCCGCCGCCGCCGAGGAGGCAGGCGTATCGATGCAGACCGTTGGAAAGGCCGCCCGAGAACTCCGCATCCTGATGAAGGACGCGGCTTCCGGCAATCAATTAGCCATTAATAAGCTGAAGGCGTTAGGATATACGGAAGACCAAGTTAGATCAGGCACCATCAAGACGACCGACATCTTCCTGCAATTGGCGAAGGCCATGGAAGGGGCTACATCGGACGCCGATAAGCTGGCCATCATGACGGCAATCTTCGGCGACAAGGTGGCGGCCGACCTTTTGCCTTTGCTCGACCAGACGCGGGCAAAACTGCGGGATACATTTGGCAACACTCCGGTGATGACCAATGAGACCTTGCAGCAGATGGACACGATGATGGATAAGCTGACGAGGCTCTATCATTTGTTGCAGTTCATCTCTGCAACTGGAGCCTATAATTTATTGTTTGGTAAAGGTCCAATTGGTTCGATGACTAAGGGGCTTGGTTTGCTTGGTATTCCTGGGTTTGAATTGATTGGTAAAACACAAGCCGCGTTAGACCTAGCAACATCAGGAAACAACGCTGGCGGACCAGATACAGGACCAAATCCAGACTCCGCAGCCCTCACCGCCCTTGGCACCAAGATTGGCGAGGCCTCCATGGGCTCCGGCGTCATCGGCGTCGGCGCTTCCCCGCAGGTCGCCGCGATCCAAGAGAGCAACACCCTGCTCGCCAGCATCGACTCCAAGATGGGCGACCTCGTCAAGGGCTCCATCGACACAGATTTCACCAAATCCGTCCGCCGCAAGACCCACGCGATGGACAACCGCTAACCTTCCATGGCTGTAAACAAAAAAGGCAACCCGCTGACTACCCTCGTCTACCAGAAGGGCGTCACCATCCAGAACGACGGCTACGGCCTGCTGACCTCGACGGTCCTCTGGTGGGGCGATGTCACTGCCACGCCTCCGGCCAAGGGCGACTCGCATCCCATCAAGTCCTACATGAAGGCCTTCAAGGTGACGGCCGACTATTCCACGACCTCGCGCGTGCAGTACAAGGTCGACTATGTGGGCATCAATAACGACGCGGATAATACGGATGCCAACATGAGCGGTGCCGTCGGCCTTCAGACGGAAACCATCCAAAGCCACCCTAACTTCTTCCGCCAGCAGCTGGGTGTCTCCAGCCCGGGTTCTCCTGGCACCGCCATCGCGGGCTATGGCACGGGCACCTATAGCGCACCCGTCTACCCAGCCTCAAGCGTCGTGCCGGGCAAGTACTACGGCCTCAACGGCGCCCACTTCGACGACGCCAAGGGCACGACCTTCATCGGCTTCAAGGACCCAGCCTATCCCTATTACTTCGGCAAGGGCAACTACCTCGCCGGCACGACGACCCTCTCGGGCATCATGTACGTCAAGTCGGCGACCACCGTCGGCCGCTTCTGGCAGCTGGTCGGACGCTCGTCCTTCGACTCCAACTGGGGTGCCAAACTTCCGCTTATCATCCCTACCTATATCGGCACATCCTTAAACCCTGGATGGGAAGGCAAGTACGGCGCGAAGCTCCTGCTCTCGAGCGTGAACTTCGAGGAGTACGGCACGATCTACAAGTGCACCTACACCATCCGCCTGAATAACGAGGGATGGCCCGAGGCCGTCTACCCGAGCACCTACGCGGACATCGCTTAACCCATGGGCGAACTCCAACCCGGCGTCGGCTACAACCTCGTTCAGTCGCCTCACGGTGACTCGCTGGAAATCCTGTTCCCTCCGCAGAAGGAATACGGCCCCGAGCAGTTCAAGGTCAAGATGGTCGGCGACAAGGTCATGGTCGCCAAGGGCCGCGTGGTCGCCCAAGCCTTGACGGCGATGCCGACGACGATGACGCTGGAGTTCGACGTGCAGGGCTTCGCGGTCTACCCGACCGGGAAACTGACCACCGGAACCGATGCCACCAGCGTCTGGTGCTCGCAGGGCGGCGACGTGGAAATCGCCAACGCCAACAACGACGGCACGGACTCCTGGGGCGTCTACCTCATCCGCAACCGCGACGGCGGCGGCGAGTCTGGATATATCGACAGGCCCTTTCTTGCGGTGATGGCTGACGGCTCGGACGCGGAGACCAAGAGCAAGCCATGGAACACTTCAGGGCAGCACGGCGACCTGCGGGAATATTACATCATCCGCCAGCGTCAGTCCGTGGAGATCACGACCCCGACCGAGGTGGTCTACGGCGGCCTCATTCAATCCTTCCACGGGGCCGTCAAGCGCTACAACTGCCAACGCATCAAGGTCGCTTCGCTCAACTGGTATCTGTCCACAGGCTGGGTCATCACCCAGCACCTCATCGGGTCGCTGTATATGCCGAACAACGTCCATTTCTACGGCGAGCTGGACTACGAGGCCGGAGACGACGCCCCCGACATCGACTGGCCGCTTAACTCCGCCGAGAACGACGACTGGTCCGGATCCTGGACGGGCTATGATAAAAACTTCAACAGCGGTGGCCTGACCCGGACCGCTGAAATCCTCGTCTGATTTGACCCCCCTCCAAGGTTAGACCATGAGCAACAGCGTCACCTTCAAGCGCGGTACGACCTTCGCGGGAACCGTGACCTTCACGCCCCAGACGGGCGGTCCAGCCAATCTGCTGACGACCACGGTCACCTCGTACATCATCGACGCGGCTGGCCAGACCTACCCGACCACGATCACGATGGCGGTGGACGGCCTGTCCTTCGTCTGCTCCTACTCCTCGACCGCCAACTGGACGCTGGGCTCGGCCCGCTGGGACATCAAGTTTGCCTACGGCACGACCGTCTTCTACTCGGAGACGATGCGCCTGAACATCATCGACCAAGTCACCGACTAATTACCCGCCGTGCCCATCTCCATCTCGTCACAGGTCCTGGGGACGCTCTCGGTCACGGTGGCCGAGACGACCGGCACGCTTGAGGTCGCCGTCCTAGCCACGGCCCCTGCGGTCCTTTCCGTCGAGCTCGGGACGCCCGGCCCTGCGGCCACGGTCACGGTCGGCAGCACGACCACCCTCTCGGCAGGCTCCTCGGCCACCGTCACGAACTCGGGCTCGTCCCTCGCGGCGGTCCTCAACTTCGGCATCCCCGCCGGACCGCAAGGCAGCCAAGGCCCTACTGGGGCGACTGGGGCTACCGGTGCGACCGGCCCTGCGGGTGCGTCCTCCACGATCACCGTCGGCACGACCACGACCCTATCCCCTGGAGCATCGGCGACGGTCACGAACTCGGGCACCTCTTCGGCCGCCGTCCTCGATTTTGGCATCCCCTCGGGTTCGACCATCCAGACCCAAGCCCAAGTCCGCAACGAGACGGGCGCAACTCTGACAAAGGGTACGGTGGTCTACATCAACGGTGCCGCGGGCAACAAGGTCACGGTGACCAAGGCCATCGCCACAGGTGACTCGACCTCCGCCCAGACCTTCGGCGTCATCCTGACCGACATCCCGAACAACCAGAACGGCTATGTGGTCACGGCTGGCCTGCTCGAGAACCTCGACACGACGGCCTATTCCGCCGGCACGCAGCTCTACCTTTCTCCGACCACGGCTGGCGGGTACACCTCGACCAAGCCTTTTGCACCTTACCACATGGTCTATGTGGGCGTTGTCGAGCGTTCGCACGCAAATCAAGGCTCAATCCAAGTCCGCATCCAGAACGGCTTCGAGCTGGAAGAGCTGCACAACGTCGCCATCTCCTCGGTCGCCAACGCCGACCTGCTGGCCTACGAGTCGTCCACCAGCCTCTGGAAGAACAAGAGCATCGGCACGCTCGGCCTCGAGACCTCCAGCCACGCCTCGTCGACCTACCAGACGATCAGCGGGATGTCGGCCTACCTGACCACCTCCTCGGCCTCCTCGACCTACCTCACGCAGTCCAGCGCCGCGTCTACATACCAGACCCAATCGGGGATGTCGGCTTATCTCACGACCTCCTCGGCTTCCTCGACCTACCAGACGCAGGCCGGGATGTCCTCGTATCTGACGACCTCGGCCGCTTCGTCGACCTACCTCACCCAGACCTCCGCCGCATCCACCTATCAGACGCAGTCGGGTATGTCCTCCTACCTTACGACCAGCGCTGCCGCCTCGACCTATCAGCCCATCGGCTCCTACATCACCGACGCTCCCTCCGACGGCACGCCCTATGTGCGTAAGGACGGCGCCTGGGAACAACTCATCATCTCCTAATGGCAATCAACATCTACAGCAAGGACTCGGTCGATAACCTCCTGTCCGCCAAGTTGTCCATCTCGTCGCTTTCCAACGCGGCGACCTCGACCCTGAACGCCACGGCCCCGACGACCGGACAGGCGTTGACCTTCGACGGCACCGACTTGGTCTGGGCTACCGTTGGCGGTGGCGGTTCGTTTGATGGCGGCACAGTAACAAACGCCATCGTCGTAGACGAGTCCGCGACATCGGGATACTCGACGACCTATGCCGGGGCTTGGATCAGTATGGCCGGCGGGAGTATGTATGTCTCCCAAGAGGAAGGCTTGGTGAGTGGATTTAACATTCAGCTTCCCGTTGGTGGTACGATTACTTTTGGAGACAGCACGACCCAGACCACGGCGGCTGGCCCCGCATACACCGCAGATAAATGCCGAGCAGATGGTATTGCGATGCTGATTGGTTATTTTCCTTATTATAATTCATATTTGAATTTTAACTATGTAAGTAGCCCGCCTATTTTCATTCCAGTAGCTGGTTCAAGCTGGGGTATTTATGATTCTGGTTCTTCTACTTTTTGCCCTTTAAGTTATATTTCTGGAGCTACTGCATATTTTTCGGGAAATTGGTTTGGTGGACCTTTTTATGTCCGCTTCAACGGAACCGACTCATCTTTCACCTTCTAATGAACACCTATCCATCCGACGGCTTCGCTGGTTTTGTCATCAACGGAAAAGCCCGCCTCATTGGCGCCGTGAAGCAAGGTGTGTTTTGGCACGCCGCACCTGGCGTCGAACCTCTCTTTGCCGCTACCGAAGCCGAACTCCTCGCTCTCATCGCGTCCAAGGGCTATACCATCGTCTCGTAATACAATGTCTTACGTCTACACCTTCCTCACCGGCCTCCTCATCGGCGTCCTCGGCGGCCTCCTCGTCTACCGCAACAACGCGGCGAAGCTCAAGGCCTCCGAAGACAAGGGCAAGCACCTCCTCGACGCCCTCAAGGGCAAGTAAGCCCAAATCGGTCTAGACCAGAATACGATGCGTCTGATTTTGGTCTTATCCGCTTTGCTCCTGGCGGGATGTCCGTCCGTCCCTCCGCCTACGCCCGACCCCGTGCCCGCCCAAGGCACGCTGGACATCGTCGGCAAGAAGGAGGACAAGCAGGAGTCCCGCACGGCCGCCGCCGTCATCGTCGCGAAGGAGAACGCCGACAAGCCCGAGGTCGTCCGTTCCGAACTCTCCGTGGCCCAAGCCGCCCTGCCCATCCCTGACGCTTCCGACCTAGCCTACGCGAAGGCCCGGGCCACCAAGGCCGACGCCAAGCAGTACGAGGCCAACGTCGCCTCCGCCGCCAAGGCCAAAGCCGACATCGACGCCATGTGGACGAAGCTCGAAGGCGAGCAGAAGCAGAACGCCGAGGCCATGTCCAAGATGACCGCCCAAATCGACATATTGAAAAAACAGGTCGATGAGGCCAAGAAGGAAGGCCAGCGGAACCTCTACGCGATGGTCGCCGCCGGGATGATGGTCCTCGGTGGGTTCGCCATCGCCTTCGGCCGCGTCATGATCGGGGCGGGCCTGCTCGTCTCGGGCGTCTGCATCGGCGCCGTTCCCTATCTCCTGGACTCCGTCTGGTTCCTCCCTGCCGTGGGCGGCGTCTTCCTGCTCGGCCTCTTGGTCGGCGGGTGGCACGCCTACCGCAACCACCTCAAAGCCGATGCCTCTCAAGAAGAAGATAAAAATCAAGGAGGCTAGGCTGGGCAGTCGGCTGCTGGGCGAAGCCATCAAGGACGGCGACCGCTACACCATCCGCATCAACGCCCGGCACAGCTCGGAGAAGAGCCGCCTCAACACCGTGGTCCACGAAGCGCTGCACGTCGGTGACTTCGACCTGACGGAAGCCCACGTCCGCAAACTCACCTCGGTCGTCACCGAAGTCCTCTGGCGGGAAGGCTACCGCCGCACCAGCAAATGAGCCCCCCCCCCCCCCCCCCCCACCCCGACCAGACGCAAGCCATCGTGAAGGACGGCCTAGTGGCGAGCATCCTCGGCGGTCTTGCGATGACGGCACGGCTACTCCTCTCGACCGAACCCGTCTCCCCGGGCTGGGTCTTCCGCCGCATCAGCGCCGCCGCAATCACGGCCGCCCTCGTCGGGTACGCCATCCAGGAGCATATCTCTTCCCCTGGACTGCGGATGGGTGCCATCGGTGCCGCCGGCTACGCTGCTCCCGAGGTCTTGGACTATATGCTGAAATACATCAAGGCCCGTGGCGAGGCCGAGGTGTCCAAGGTCACCAAGAAACTCCCCTCCAATGGCAAAGCCAAGAAGCCAGCAAAGCGGAAGTGAGGCGAACCTCCTTTGGGCGACGGTGGCCCTTGTCGCGTGCGCTGGCCTAGCGGCGGTGGCCGTGGCCTACATCACGGACTATATCCTCAGCTCGTTCCAGGACAGCCAGACGATGGCCCTGATCATCACGGACGCCGGGACGAAGAGCGACGACGCGAAGCTGGAAGGGCAACTGACCACGGCGACCCAAGGGCTCAAGGCCTGCCGTGACCTTGGCTGGGCGTTGGCGGTCGGGTGCCTAGGGGTGGGGGTGGCGGTCTTCCTACGCTTCCGCCGTCAAAACGCCTCCTAGGGCAAGCCAAGGGGGTCTAATGGGGGTTTCCATAACCACCCTCGGTCGGCTTCCTTTGCCAACTAAAGGGGGGTAAAGTGTCCAATCTAAGCCCCTTAGCAGATTGGTCTTGTCATTGGTTCTAAAGTCCTCACAACAGAAGACGCACCAAGCAACCCACATGACCCGCC